GCGTCTCGAGGTGAGGTAGAGGCCACCAGGCTGCGGTGGCTGCTGGCAGATCATCCTAAGCTTCTCGAGGTGCTCAAGGAGTCTCGACGACAGGCGATGATGAACAGGGACTGCCCATTTGTGCTCAGTCACTTTGGGGCGAACAGGAGCGGTAAGGAACATCCATGCCAAATGACCCCTGACATGATCTCTAAGCAGTTCACAGAATGTGTACGAATTGTGGACCCGAAGCCTGGTCAGCCGACGTTCCATGAGATCAGGTCACTGAGCGCAGCGCTGCTCGAGCAAGGCGGAGCTCCAGGAGACATGATCAGCAAAATCATGGCTCACACCGACCACGCAACAACGGAGTTGTATCTACACGGACACAAGCGGAATTTCTTCGATGTCACCTACAGCGTTACAGTATAGACGCGGTTGTACTCACTACCTTGCCAAGGTTGCAGGTACACAAGTCGCCTTGAAACCCTTGCAGGTAGGGACTCGCTGAGACGGAATTTTGAGTTTGTGTGCGGTACACACTGTGTACACAAGCTGGGCCAAATTTGTGTAACTACAGTGTGTCCCTATTACGCGGGAATAGCTCAGTTGGTAGAGCGGTACCTTGCCAAGGTACAGGTCGCCGGTTCGAACCCGGTTTCCCGCTCCATAAAAAAGGGGGCCGTAGCCCCCTAACACTCCTGGACGAGTTCTTTCTTGAGCAATGCGGTGTGCGCCTTCACAGACGCAACGACATAGCGAGGGATGGGTTTGCGCCCTGCCTTCCAGGACGCGTAGCTGCCGGTGTAATCAACAGCCAATAACCGGGCACACTTGAGCGGCCCCCCCGCGAGCTCCTCGAGCTCTTTAAGTAGATCAACGTCAGTCATGAGTAAGCTCTGTTGTGGAGGATGTTGAGTGCGGTGTTGAGGTCTTTGTCCGACTCAATGTGGAAAGTGTCCCCGACTCGACGCCCATCAACTTCAATCGTGATCGAGAACGAGTGCGCCCCGTAGCCTGGCATGTAACTAATCCAGGCGTCCTGATACTGGGCTGTTCGCAGCAACGTGCCGCTCATTGGACCAAAGTTCTGCATCAAAGTTCCTCGCTAAAAATAGACCGGCAGAAAGTCCCAAGTGGCTGGCTGCATCAAATGAGAGTCTGATCTCACAACCACCTCCTGCCGCCACTTGACCCGCTCTTCCAGTTGGTTTTGGTAGGGCTCGCCGTTCTTCAAGCGGCGAATCCATTCCAGCCTGCGGTGCTGTAGAGTGATCCCACGCTCGAGGTAGTGCTGTAGTTCCTCTTCAAACTTCATAGGATGGCAGCTCACCTCATACACCTTTAGGGTCACCGCCGAAGTACTCGGGGGCGTACGCCTTCCAGTACGCTTTCTCAGCCGCTTCGAAACCAGCCTCGATAAGCTGCCGCTTAGCCATGTTGATTTCACCGCGCTGGTCTAAGCCGCGCTTCCATACAGAGTGGTCGTCACTCATTTCGTAGAACCAATCGTGGCTCTGGAGCATCCGTGCATAGTCTTCGAGTGTGATCATGTCAGTCTCCTCCTGCAGTGATCACCTCAATGCTACTATAGGGTTTCCCTATAGTCGACCTTCCGCTATAACTTTTGCGAGACGCGTTGCTCGAGCTCCGACCTGGTCAGCCCAACGGCTGTCGAGCATCTCCACAGAAGCCTGCTCCCAGTCCTTATCCTCGAGAGCCTGGCGGAACTTCTCGAACTTCTTGAGAGTTGGTAGGCCTAGGTTGAATGCCATGTTGATAAGGCAAGCCTGGCGCCACTCGTCTAGCTCAGCCCAGACATCCTCACCAACAAACTTGCGAGCGTCCTGCGTCGCGACTCGAACGTCAGAGACCAACATCTGCTCAGCTTCGAACTCACTGATGCCGTTGTCCTCGAGGTTGCGACCGTAGCCGATAGTGACCTTTCCGGCGGTGCATTGGTAAGGAAAGAGCCGTAAGCCCTCGTCTCGTTTCAGCCATTCAACGGCTATGCTTTTTGCGGGGTCTACCATCGTTCAATCACGTCCATGCTATATCGAATGAATCCATCGTCCCCGTACTCGATGACAGGGCCGTCAGTGTTCAGGCTGCACTTGAGCGTGGGCAGATAGCTGCTCCAGGCGCTAAGACTCAGCGTGCCCGTATCTCGAGCCGGGGGGTCAACGACAGGCGTTGCGCCGTCCAGGCCTAGGTATTGCATCAGCTGGTTGTTGTTGGTTGCATCGTTGCGGTTGTAATACTCACCGACTGAAAGACTCGAGTCCGAGTAGTTGGTGTCGTCTCGAAGCAAAGGCCACCGCATGGCAAAGATGGTGTGGCGACCGTCGAGCAGCCTAAAGAAGGCCGCGAAGTCTGCGTATTCGCTCTTGCGTAGCGGCGGGAAGGTGAAGGTGGCCTCAATACGGACACCGCCGACCGAGCGGCTCTGGCGCCGCTGGCTTCTCGAGTCAGACACCAGGGTCGTCCTGGCGTGTCGGATTTCAAAAGAAGCAGGCGCAATGGAAGTCGGGAACAGCTGATAGGGACCGTCCCCGTTCTGAAATGTATAGGTCGCCATTTATAACTCCTGAAAAGTAAGAGGCCCCAAACGGGGCCCCTTGTTAGTGCTCAGTTCCCTCGACCTCGAGGGGCTCTTCACCCGGCAACTTATCGTCCTTCTGCATAGCCTGTTGCAGCTGCTGCTCGAGGAGGCGATTACGCGCCTGTAGGTTGGCGATTGTGATTGCCTGGTTTGCATTAGCGCGGCCCAAGTTCTCGAGGGTCTCGTTAATAACAAACTGGTCAGCAGTCATTTGTTGTTGCTCTTGCATGTCTCCTCCTGGTGTATAGGGAATGCGTATATATGATATCGCTATTTGACTTCAGCGAGAAGCTGAAAAACAAAGTAGGCCATGCCGTATAGAAGAACGGCCAGGACTAGTATTGCTCCGAGAATGAGGCAGTTATCCAGGAACTCTTTGCGGCGCCTGGTTTGCTTATGAATAGCGTCCTGGCGTTCCTTGGCTACTTGCCTCCGAATCTGGATCATCTCTCTCCAGGCGTCAGCTCCGTAGGCATAGAGCACGATCTCGCGGAGCTCCTTCTCCTGACTTCGCATCTTTTGGCGCGCAGCAAATATCTCGATACTTTGGGCCTCGACACTCTTACTGTGAACAATCTTGGCAAAAAGCCCAGGGTTCTTAGCCTGGTGTTCTGCTTCATTGATATCGCTATAGGCAGTGAACCACTGTGACAGCTGTCCGACTGTGTCCTCGAGGTCTTTCCCCGCTGCGATCATTTTCTTAACTGCGCCGTAGGCTTGCGTTGCGGCGCTCAACGCTACTCCGATTTCGATCATGAGACCTCCTAGTGTCGGGGTCTCCTCCTGCTGCTGTTTTTAGGGTCCGTAGACCGCGAAGTTGTACTGGAACGTGCGGCTGATGGTGTAGGACGTATAGACCCGATGACGGGCTGTGATGGTGATGGTGCCTACAACGAATGCCTCACTGTTCTGGGGGGCTGAGACGGTTATATAAATACTTCCCGACCCATAGCTCGAGGTTCGGTCAGCCTGGCTAGCTAGTAAGTCATAGCTGGTGCCATTCATGACCAGTGTGACGGAGTTAAGTGAACCTATGTTTTCAGAGAGAACATCAACCTCATGTACGAATTGATATTCGCATAGGTCTTCCATTTCGGGCGCGTAGCCCATAGTCCAATCCGTGCCTGGATACCAGGAGACAGTTGCGCTCCCCGCCTGGCCGGTAGTGTTGATGGTGGTGTACTTATTACCGGGCCCGCTCTGGAAGAATATCGACGTGAAGCTATCGTAGAAGTTCGACAGCGATATTGTTCCAGAGGTTGGGATGTTGGCGTTGTTGGGGGTTCCCGTTGTGATGTTGGGAACATATGTGCCGCCGCGATAATAGTTCGACATCGCAGCTGTGCCGTAAGTACCAGGCGATCCACCAGAGGGCCCAAAGAGGCGCCTCACGTTGTCCAGGGATATGGCGCCGCTCGATACCCCAATCGGTATCCTGGTGCCTTCAGGAGGACTTGTAGGGGTGGTTATCGTGGCCGTATGACTCACGCCGCCAATTGAGATCGTGGCGCTTGTCGATGTGTTGTAGCTCGAGCTCGAGGTACCGTAGACATACACCCAGTCGTTGTTATCGACCGTCTTCGCAGCAGAGCTCAGCGTTCCGTTGTTGACTCGGAACCTGGTGCTTGCTGTGCCTGACGCGGACGCAGTGACCGCGACGTTGATCCCAGTTACCTTGAATTGACCGAGAGCATACTCAGTTCCGGGAATAGCGTTACTGATGTTGCTGAAGGAAAAGGCGTCAGGGGTCGAGTCGGTGCTGCTGACGATGTTGAGGTAGATCGTGGCAGTGCCATAGCCAGAGATCGACACCGTGAGGTTGGGTGTTCCGTTGGTAGCTCCGGTCTTAATAGTCCGCGTTTGGCTTGAGCCTCGAGCAACCGACATTGCTGTGGTTGATGTCCAGAAGCTCGAGCTGAATGTGGTGACGCTCGCGTTGCCCGTGGCAGGCGGGCTAGCACTTGAGTGCGTGACGGTTAGGACATCGCCCGGCCCCATATCGAGCCTGTTGTTCGAAGAGCCGCCTCCGATCACAAAGATCGAGCTGAACTCTGCGTCAGCGAATACGGAGACCGAGCGATTAGCCATAACCTACCTCCTGCTTAGTCAGCCCAGACTAGATCGCAAATAGCAATGACGGCTGCATCTTCGCCGCTGTAGTCGGTCAGGGTCTGAGTATGGATAGGCGTACCCGTCTCCTCGTCATAGCTGGTTGAGGTCGTCATCTTTTGGATGAGCTTACTGGTAGGCCGACTGACGGGAAGCTCGTTATCGTCGGGGTCATCCCACGAGACCGTGCTATTCACCTCCACCACCGCATCACCTTCGACGGGGTAGCGGATAAGGATTGAGTCAATCTTGCTGCTTTTAGTGATCGCCATTTTCTAGCTCCTTCAGTTTCGCCTCTAGGGCCTCGATAGCCTCTGCCTGCTCCTTAATCGCAGCCACTAGCAGAGGCACTAGTTTTTCGTACTTCACGGTCAGGTAGTCCTGGCCGCTGATGCTTCTATGCTCCTCAATGTTCCCGGCGTTCTTGTCTCCGGGTTTGACTGGGGTCGATATGGTCTCGGTATCAAAGGGAGCCCGCGCCACGGCCTGGGGCATGATCGCCTGGACTTCTTGCGCAATCAGGCCAACGTCATTCTGCTTGCTGTCAGGCGTGAACCCAAGCGGGTCGATTAGCTCCGACTTCCAGTCAAAGTACAGGCCGTTTAGAGCCTTGACCTTATCGACGGCGCTCTCGATGGGGCGGAAGTTTTCCTTGAGACGGCGGTCAGAAGCGTAGGCCGTAATATTTCCGTTTGCCGTAATTGCTCCGCCTGCGTTGATGTTGCCGTTGTTTTGGTCAAAGCGAATCTTCGCGTAGGCGGTGCTTGATCCGCTGTCTCTGTTCGGAACGGTAAAGCTAGTCCCTAGGCCTCCTGTGGTGGTCTCAGCGGTGATGTAGAAGTAATTACTGGGGTTGTCGTGATACA